GGGAAATTGAAGGTCGAGGCGGAAGTATGAAAACAAGCATAACTCGAAAGAGAGAGTCTCAGCTTTACAAGACATGTCATAAGAAGAAAAATCGCAAGTGGAAGCGTCAGAGTCGTTTGAGTACTGTTTGGAAAAGTTGTCGAGATCATGAAGAGTTTTTCCCCCATGGATGTAGACGTTCTCGCGTTTGAGCTTGTAAAGGATGGCGCGCATGTAACGGGTGAAAGGGCCAAACTCGAACACGTTAACGTCAGGAGATGTGACAAGAGGCTGACCAGGCTTGGCGTTGGGCTTGAGGGGAAAAGCCTCATCTTCTTCTTCTAGACGAAAGTTGCGAGCGCCAGTTTCAGCCTTTGCCTTATGCTGCGATTTAACAAAAGCTTCCATATAGTTACGTTGCCATTCAGGAGAGGAGCGGTCGATGTTGTTCCAAATTTGGGCAATGGGTTTGTTGAGCTTAACAGCGACAGTTTGAATGATGGCAAAAGTGAAAGCTTCCTCATCGAAATCCAAAGACTCAAGAGGAAGGCCAAGATAGGAGCGAAACTTTTCAAAGAGGATGGGGCCAAGCCACTTGTTCTTCTCGAAAGAGGCGAGATTCTCGGAGGGAGAAGCGAAATCGAAACGAGTGTCACGAGCGGAGATGAAGAGCGTCGGATCCATTTTAGCAGATTGACGAGGAAAGAAGTTGGCCTCAACAGGAAAAGAGACAGTTTTGGAGTGCTCAATGAATTGAGCAGACATCTCGCCGCGGTAAAACAGCTCTCTTTTTTCACGCTCAAAAACAGGTTCGAGTTCAGCACAGTCACGAGGATCACAGCCACCAGGAAGATGAGTAGGTACAGGGAAATCAGCAGGGGAGCCAGAAGGAATGGAAGGTTCGGAAGCAAAATACTCGTAGATTACAGGGGCATTAGCACGGAAGGAAGCAGGTAAGTAGTCGAGGCGTTCGTTGGACCAGCGGCAAAGAGCATCAGCAGGACGAGACACAAGAGGGTTGGAACCGTAAACAAAGTTGAGATCCGGAGGTAGAACGAGCGTGGGACCTTGAAAATGGGTATGGAAGTATTGTAGAGGGTTGCCAGCATGAGGTTGCATATTTAGAAGGGGTCCTAGCAGAGGATGAAGGGCGATTCGAGAAACCTCAGCGGGGGGTAAGTTGCACTGAATATAAAGACCCTCAGAAGCACGTGTAAGGGCGGTGAAAAGCATCTCATTGGAGCAAAGACGCAATGTGGCTTCATCAATGACAACGCAAACAACGGGCCACTCAGCACCTTGAACTTCAGTGTAGGTGTAGGCTTTGTATTGAGCGCGAACATGCGTGGCCTTGGCAGAATCAGAAGCGCAGAGGATAGGAATGCCGAGTTCAGCAGCTGGTAAATGGTACTGGAAATCAACCCAGCCGTTAGTAGGGGAAAGAGAATGGATGCCGAGAGCTATTGATACACGTTGAGGAAGGCGATAAGTGTAATAACGATAGTATGATACAAAAGAACGGAACTGTTTCAAGCAAGAATCTAATTCAAGAAGAGAAGAATTTTTTCTGGCATTTTCATTTTCGGGGGTCCAAGAACCTTGGCAACGGTCACCAAGAAGAAACAGACGTTCACAGGAGTCCTGATGGATGAGAAAGAAATCGAAGTAGCCTGGAGGGAAGAGGCCGTACTCATCAAAAATGCAAAAAGAAGCAGAATTGGCCACGACATGTTCCCAAGTGCGGAAACAATCAGACTGACTCTTTTTCAATTTGAATTTTGACACAGTGTCGGTGCGCAGAAACACTCGGGGAAATCCGAAAGCTAAAACATCCTTGGTTAGCTCAGAGGTCATGGAACGGAGACGATCAAGAACGGGACGAGATTTGCCGGAACCAGGCAAGCCTTCAACCACTGCGATTTGGACGGTTTTGGGCGGGCAACCGGGGGTGTCATATTGCTCAAGATACCGGGTGATTTCGCCTACTCGAGCCGCGCAAACAGCGGAGGAGGTGGAATTGGTCTCAATCTTGAGGAAAGTTTCAAAAGACACTCCAACCTCGTGGTTGCGCCAAGCGTTCCAAAAAGCCTTAGCTCGTTTCTTATCAGGAGAAAAAGAATGCCAATGAAGATGGGGAATAGTAGACATTATGTTGTTAAGTTTTTGTACAGATTGGTTGTGAGAAGAGCCAAAAATAAAACCAGGGGAGGACTCGTTAGAAGGGGCAGAAACTTCAAACTTGAAAAACTGAGAAAGAGGAGCGCGATCAGTGTGCTCGAAATGACCTCCACCGCGATTATTGGAGGTCCATTTTAAAAATACAGGAGGGCGTGCAGAAGACTTGTGGCCGAGAACAGGATAAAGATTAGAAGGAGTTAAAACATATTCCATACAGATTTTGACGCCAAAGTGCAAACCCAAGAGATGAGCGTGAAAAGTTGAGAGACCTTTGCCGAGATAAGCTTGATGGAGGGACTCAGCAGGAGCATATTTGCAAAGAAGAGACCAGAGGCGCTGAGGGGTTTCCGACAAGCTCAGGGAGAGAGCACGAAGCAAACAGTCGAATTGGGGATAAGGGGAGTCACGAGCGATGCGACGAGCTCGGAACTCTATCCTG